TGTTAGTCTACTTTGAGAATTTGTCCAGGGCGGATATTATCGTTTGTTAGGCCGTTAATATTTTTAATTCGATCTAATGTTATTCCAAATTTGGTAGCAATAGGTAATAGTTGATCGCCTGGTCTTACTTTATATAAGCCGGATTTAATGGCATTATCCATCCAATCCACTCCAGTTAATCCTGGCTTGGTTTTATTGGTAGGTTTAGTTGATTTTAATTCGACAGCATATTTGTTGAAGGCATCTGCATTAGATTGCATACGTTCTACAACTCCGGTGAACCGACCTGGGTTGGTAAAGTTCTTGTGTTGAAGATACAATTCTGCTGCTAGTTTCCAATCCCCGGAATTCATTGCCGCGGCTGATTTAGGGCCTAGGTCGCCTCGATACACTGCGTTTAATATAGCCATTCTCACATACTTAGGCAATGAATCAAATTTTGGTACTAATGATCTAGCACGGACTTCATGTTCAGCAATACCTTTAGTTAACAATGCATCTGCCTTTCCTGGCGATATTTTCATCCCAGGTTTCAATTGAGGAAGTACCGTATCAGTAGTACCATATCCAATTGTCAATGTACCGGAGATTCGTTGGCCTGGTTGTGCTGCTTTTTTTGGATTTGCATCATCATATGCTAAATGATTATTGTTAGCATCTATAGGGCCAGGTCCTTCCCATGATTTTACTTGTTGTTTGAATTCAGGGTCGTTAGATAATGTTGCTTCTGATAATAAGGTCTTTAACCGTATCATTTGATAGGTCCTCCCTTTAACCAAGAAGTACATGTTCTATCTGCTGCACATTTAAATTTGAATATGTTACAATATCCTAGATCTGCTTGTTTGATTGTTGCTTTAGCATTAATGTTTGGCTCATTGCCGGAGTGTCCTGTTTTAATTCCAGTCTCAATGCATGCTAGCATTTTCTTTGACATATCAAATGCAGAACAATTTCCACAACGCATTGACTTTACTGCAGTTTCATCCGTTTTCCAACGCTTTGCTGCATCTTTCCAATACTTGCCAGGTTTATCTGGGTTTGCTGGACCATAATAATATTCATCAATTGCATGCTGTCTATTTTCTAAATTAACATGTACGTCTGATGTAGCAATTGGGCAACTAGTTTTTGCTTCAATTAATATGTGTTTTAGCTTTTCCATTATTTACGATGTTTTGCAATTTCAATTGCTGCTAATTGTTTTAAGGCCGCTTTTTTTGTAGGATGGGTTCCTAGTATGTGATTACCTCGACTTGGTTTAACTACCCAGTTACCATTGCTATGCACAATTCGTTCTGGTATAAGTTTAATTAAATGTAGTTTAAAATCTGCAGGCACGAATTGTGGTGCATTGTCAGAACGGAGTTGTCCCCCAAAGCCTGGCATTGAATTCATGTTATGCTTGTTTTGCTACGATTGACCAAACTGCGCCAGCAAGTGTCATAGCACTACCAATAATAGCAGCTACAGTTGCTTCGTCAACTAGACCTTTCATAACAAATATACCGCCGGCAAAAGTTAATGTGTGACGGATAATTCCTAGTAATTGTTCTTTTGTAAGTTTCATAATATTCCTTTTATATAAATATGTTAGTTATGATTTTTTCAATGTTAGCAATACAGTTGAAACAAATGTAGCAGTACTGGTATCTAATTCAGTCATTTGTATACTCATTTGTCGATTTAGATTAACCACTTGATTGATAGTTGCAGACGCAGTTCCGGTATATCCACTTAAACTAATATCGCCAATTGACGCTGAACTATATGAACTACCATTATACCATACAAAACTATAATTCAATGACCCAGCTGCATCAGGAACTCCTGCATGGGTAAACGCACTAGCGCTTATAATTGTTGCGGTATATGGTAAAGCAACTCCAATACGACCTAAGCTAGTAAATGGATCACTAGCAAACGGACCAAACCAACTTACTGAGCCTGAAGTTGTATTACTTTGTTTGGTATGCATCATTTGTATAGTTACAGTATCGGTGTCGACATTTAATGCATAACTTGCTGTGGTCGCGAATGAACTAGTCCCGGTTAATGTTCCACTAAAAGATCCAGTTGCAACAATTGAGTCGGTACTAACCCCGGTTAACGCATCTATAGTGCGAGTTACATGTTCTGATTGAATTGTACTACCATCAGTAATACCTGTTTTATTTAGTAATGCCATTATTTATCCTTGTTTCTATTTTTATACATTGGCCAATTTTTTGTTTTTTCATTGACCCAATCTTGTCGATCATCACATCCACAATCTTCATTTAGTAGTTGTGCAATTTTCTTTGCAATTTGATCTAAACCAGTAGCTGAGGTTATCTTCTTAATGTCATCGCCTAATCCTCTACTTTGCATCGATGCCTCCATTGTTAATAGATTGTTGCAACTGCATTATCATTGTTTGATATTGGGCAGTGTGTGGTATTTCAAACACATTACGTCCTGGAAACTGATAATCATGTTCCGGGTGCATCATTAGCATATGGCCGGTATCATCAATACCTAGAACAGGATGAGCTACATCCTTCATTGTGATTGCCCCATCCGGTGTATTAATCATAGTGCACTTACCGGGATGATCCCATTGACCACGAGGATCAATAACAGCATTTGTTTTTTGAATTATCGAGTGCCAATCCGCTGATTCTAATTTTCGTTTGCCTGATACATGATTAATCAGTGTTTCTGTTATATCGGTTGGTTTTTTTGATTGCATTGAAGTCGGTAACATATATTTATCTGCTTTAAGTACTTTTGCGAGAAGTGCAACAAGACTTCCACCGGGTGCAACAGCCATCGTTGTTAATCCTAGAATCTTGATAACATCTTTCATTTGGTTACGTACCCATGCCCATTCTTCTGAGGAAAGTTTCTTCCCATTTAAATGTTGCAGAAGCATAGCCATTGCCATTTTTGTTTCTGATGTCTCTGTTTTTAAGGCAGTTACAAAGTTTTTTACTTGATCTTTTGTTTTGTCTACGATTTTTGGCATATCTAGTTCATTTACAACATGTTCTATCGAAAGACGTCCTCTAGATATCTTTTGTTCTAGTCGTTTTAAACGTTCTAAATATCCATTATTACGAAGGTTTTTATAAGCCATATTTTCAATGGAATATTCACCCTCAGCAGCTAAACCGGTTTTGCGTAGATGCTGTAATCGTTGTTTGATGTTTTGTATTTTTTTATCGGCGTGTGGATCTTTTTCTGTGATTGCATCTATCTCGAACTCATATGGTTCTGCTTTTTGTTTGATCGAAGCATCATCAATTGATATTTGTTCAGACGATGGTTTGTTTATCCACTTACCGCGTGCTATCGAATATACCCCTACAGTTGAATGTAAATCTTGATTAGAATCTTGTGCATACAATTCAATGTTCAATCCTTTGTATTTTAAAGGATAGTTCATATTCCAGATGCTTTTCTTTGCGTGCATATAATTGCCAACTAGCTTCATGTTGTCGCCAACTTGCATATAATTGATTACAACATGCAAATCAATATCACTGTATTCTGTCCAATTATAATTGGCACTACTTCCAATCATAATCACATCTTCGATATCAGCATCGATTTCCAAGAAGTCATAGAATGCTTTTGCAATTTTCATGAATCCAATTCTTAATTTAGGATGTAACTTGTCGCCATCCCATATTAATGGATTAAGTGTGCTATGTGTTTTATATTCTCGGATCATATACTAATAAATATGATTATTTCCAAAAGAGCTGCACTAGAATCAAAGAAAATGCTAATCCCAATGATACTGTAGTTTTAATGGTGATTGCTTCTTCTCTGAATATATAAGTCATTAGAGTGAATATGAAGATTCCTGCGACAAATGAAACGAATCTGCCTGGCCAGAACAGCCCGTCAAACCCTGCAACTATTAATCGTGTTGCTTCCATAAACAATGCAGTGATTGGAATTCCTAGGACAAGCAATGCTATTTTCCAGGTTCGTGCCCAAGGCCATATTAATGGGCCATTGACTTGTATCCAAACTAATACTTGTCCTACTAAGAATAAAAGAAATGAAAATAATATATAACGATAATTCATACTATTAATATAATGAAAAATCTGCTATAATCAAAGGCGATCACCTTTATGTTTATCAAATTTATCTAGTATGGTATTCAACATATCAGCTTTGATAAATCCTGACATTGATGCATTCTTCAGTGAACTCATTAATTGGAACACTATGAATGGAATCAATATAGTTTCACTTAACCAGCCTGTGCCAGTAAATCCTTTTTCAACTATTAGAATTGTAGTTAAAAACATTACCCAGACAAACATGGTACGTATTACCTTTAACGCTTTATACGTTTTAAAGCCTTCCCGTTTAATCCCGGCAATTACTCCAAAGAATCCGTCTAATAATACTACTGCAACTACTGCAAGATATTGTTCAAAATTGTCCATAGACAAATTGAAGAAATATGAGCATATAAATGATACTCCGGTAGTTAATGATAAAGCTATAATCAATGTGGTTGTTTTCATATATAAGTCTTACAATGTTTTTAACATGATTATCATTCTAGGACAAGGATAAATATCAATTTTATCTTTCCTGTAACTGTTATGGGAATACAATCCATTTGTTCCAGTAAGTGCTTTGGTGTTAACGGTAAACATTTGATCGTAATCGAATTTTAGATTGATGCCATATGTTTTAGACCAATAAACTAACAAATCATGGGTTGATTCAATTTGAGCATCTGAGTATCGATGAAAATGTGTATACCCTTTATATGGTGTTGCTAATGTAGTTACTTGATCTGCTGGTACTTCTCGGTCTACATAGTTAATGTATTTTCCGCCTACTAGATCCAATTGTCCCCAATTGCAAATTTCAATTCCAATTGTAATTTTATCTAGTATTTGATGTGGAACTTTGTAAGCTCTAAAAACTTCTTGTTTGATACCTAAATGATATGCCCAATGCTTTGAACTAAATCCTTGAACTATTTCACCATCTGCTGAATTCTTTGCTCCCGGACCTGATATTGATACACAAGTTGCAATACGTCCTCTATCATCAACATTCCAATTCTGCATTACATTAACTGCTGATGCATTTCCAGCTGTGTGATGAAGCACAATTTGCTTTTTGTCAACTGCCTCTTTAAAATATTGTGATTCGCTTAATGGAAACTGCTTTATTTTTGTTAAATCCAAACTCATTGTTATTCCTATGTAATTAAATTTCAGGTTCTTTATCTTTCGGTTCCTTTGCAAATTTTTCTACAGATGTACTAAATAGAGCTCCAATAACAATATATTTAATTGCATCTACCAATACAGTAGATGGTGCAATAGTTTTTGGATACAATGCATTGATAAACATAACGATTATCAAACATAAAAATCCAATAAATCCAATTACTCGTTTGGAAGATACTTCCCCACTTTTGCAATCAGTTAACATACTCTTAATAAAGTTCTTCTTTGTTGCCATCAGTAATTCCTTTTTGCTAGAACTGATTCAATATCGTAACTTTTATATAAATATATGTTAATTCAATTTAACTAGATTTTTTTGATAGGTTTCGAGATGATGTATTGTTATTTTTAAATTGCCTAAACGAAACTCTCCTACTTCCCTGTACGATTCTATTATATCTGGTAATTGTTGAATATAAGTAAAGTCCATGTTTGATAATCGGGATGCATCTAATTCAACTACAATATCATCATAATCGTGCGGATTGTCATAACCCATAGTCATTATTCTTTTTGATAGATCAAACTTTGTTTTAGGTTGTTCCGAATCAATGTAATGTGATGTTATTACTTGCATTTCATCATCGATATAAATTCGATTGCAATATGGTTCTAATAGTTCCAATATTGGGCTAGTGCAGTGGGTTACTTGTATCCCGATGTTATATGGAAGTACCGTGTCTCTACGTTTGTCTTTGTCTGGTAGTGTCATTTTATTCATTGTAAACCTATAATCATTCCATATTCATTAAATACAGGAAATGCTTTCCATTTTTGTATCCATTTATCCATATTTGCTTGTTCCGATGCAATTTGTCGATCGGATCTAGTCGTTAAATCGTCAGTTAAAAAATGAGACCCCCGCGCTGCAAAGTGATATACAACTGATGATGCTATCGATATATAGTTAACATTTAATTGTTGCATTCGGTAAAATAAATCTAAGTCTTCCCAACTTGCTGGTGCAAATCTAGGATCATTTCCTCCGATTTCATCCCAAATAGTTTTTTCAATTAAACCAGAAACTCCTTGAACTACTGGCATTGTTACTCCTAAATTTAATTTAGAAAATTCCTCGGCAAATAATTGGAACTGTTCATCATTAAAATTATAATGATATTCACCAAATGCGTCGAGTGGAACTACAATTGTAGCTTTTCGAGCTGGTGGTGAATTAAATATATCTGGTTCAACACGAAATGCATCAACCCATGTCCTAGGAAATTGTTCTGCATACTCTACTAGATGTTTATCCCAATTAGGAGTAACTATCATATCTGAATGTAAAAAACAAATATACTTTGTAGTAACAAGTTCAGCACATGTATTCATTCCCCCTCCAATCCCTCCGGAGGTTTCGTTAATATCTAATACATACTGTATATTAAATTGTTTATGATTTTCTCGTAGCCAATCATTTGTTCCATCAGTACAATTTTCAGCATGCACGATAAATGGGGCATCTGTATAAAAAGAATTCTGCCGTACTGACTTAATAGCTAATTTAAGATAATTTAAATTGTTATAAGTAGATATACAGAATGTTATGTTACAATGAGTATTCAGATCCATATGTCCGTAGTTGTTGATATAATAAATTATATTCAGATGTTTTAAAGAATGAATTCATATTAGAATCAGCTAATCGACAAAATTCGTTGACCCCAATATTAATTTTGTTTTGTTTGAATGTTTGTGAATTTAAATGACAGATTGTATGTGTATCATCAACTATAGTTTTCCATCCATTTGATTCGGTAATACAACCAGTATAAAAATCTAGTCCCCAACCATATATTAATTCGGTAGGATATTGTTGTATCTTTTCTAAAACTCGGCGATGGATGAGCGGACATTGAAAATCTATCCATTTCACTGATCGATACCCATTTCCCCAATTCCACATTTGTTTCCAATGACATTGATCGATCGATGCATTAATTACTGCTGGGGAATATACATCTGCTAATGAAGCCTCTGCATTTTCAATTGATGTTTTGAGAAAAGATGGACCGTGGAATATCAAATCATTGTTTAAAAAATACAACCATTCGTGTTCTGTTTCATTAAGAAAATAATCTAATACCACATTAAAGCCGCCGCCAAAGAATACGTTTTCTTCGAGTCGATGAGTAGTTGCGTGGGCTAATGATTCTGACGACCCATTATCTAATACCATGAGTTC